GAACCAATACTAAAAGAATTACATCCAGACATGAAAGTGAGTTGGGCTTGTAATAGTTGCGTAAAAAACCAAATGCAAATCTTATTTAATTGGCTTACTGAAAAAGAAGCTAAGGAAGTTAAACAAGTAAAAAAGAAAAAGAATGCCAAACGAAAGAGAACTACTAAAAAGTGATTTTAGCTATGGTTATTATATAGACGATGAGGGACTTTATTTCTACTCAGAAATGAATGGGGAAGTCTACCAGTGTTTTGACATTAATGGGGTTGCCTCTACAACTTTTGATTTTGACGCAGATTATAGAATATTAGAATTAGCATACATACACGAAGAAAATGGATTGGATGATTTTGGAGAAAACTAAAAAAGAAATGTTAAAAAGGAGATTAACATATAATAATAAAAGAGTTTATATTAAATCATTAAGTAGTAAAATAGCTATTGTTAGTCATACTGAAGAGGGCAACTATAAACAATTTAAAGTTAATATTGAAGACCTAGTAGAGTTTAAATGAAACTAACGCCTAAAGAAATAAAAGAGCAAAAGGCTAAGTTTGGAAGTAAAGCTGTGAATTACTTTGTTAGGTTTATGGAAGCTAAAAGAAAATGGAGGAGACTTCCAGACTACTTTATAAAACAAGTTATAGACAATAGCGAGAAACTATGAAAACAGAATACTTAATAAAAAAAATAGGTGAGGAAGTCACAGAACTACTACTAAAAAAGAATGCAGACTATGGAGACACTGCTAATAATCCTATAAGCATATTTAGTAAACTAGATTCAATAGAGGCTATAAATGCTAGAATAGATGACAAACTGTCTAGAATTAAAAACAAAGGTATAAACGACAATACAGAGGACACAGTTACAGACTTAATAGGTTATCTAATATTATTAAAAGTACAACTAAGAAAACAAAATGGGTAAGCTAACACCTAAACAACGTAAATTTGCTGAGGAGTATGTCAACACTGGCAATGCGTCAGAGGCTTATAGACGGGCTTATAATGTTAGCGAAACAACTAGTCTGGACACTATTAAAGTAAACTCTAGTAAGCTGTTAGCAGATACTAACATAATACTAACAGTCAAAGAGTTACAGAAACAAGAAGCAGAAGCCTTTCAAATAACACGTAAGGAAGTAGCTGAGGGCTATTTTAAGATGATTAAAAGTTGGGAATATCTAATGGACCTAGCAGCAAAAGAAAACCTCACAAAAGAGCAGAAAGCTAAATTCTATTTACTTAAAGAAATGGTCAAGGGTTCTGACTATAGAGGTGCTTATGATTCTATAGCTAAGATGTTTGGGCTAAATGCACCAGACAAACAAGAGATTGAATCCACAGTTAATAATATTAATATCAACATAAAGCGTGGAAGCGACTGAAATATTCGAGCGTAATTATGACAGTCAGTCTAAAATCGTAATAAATAGAGGAGGGACTAGAAGTTCTAAAACCTGGTCTTTAAACCAATTATGTGCATTGTGGTTAATTAGTGGCAACTATGGAGATGGTAAGTATTGTCATGAAGGCGTATGGACCACAGTTAGGAAATATAGGACCAATTTAGACGGAACAGTAATTAGAGACTTTGAGGACATTCTAAAGGCTGAAGGTTGGTATTCTGGAATAGACCATAACAAAACTAAAAAGCAGTATAGATACGGCAAAAGGTTAGTCGAGTTTATTGGTGCAGATGACGAACAAAAGCTAAGAGGTGCTAAAAGAAATATACTTTATTGTAATGAAGCTAATGAGTTAGAGTATAAACAAGAGTTTTTTCAGTTACTAATGAGGACCGAAAACAAGATATTCCTAGACTTTAACCCAGACGATGAGCAGATATGGATTAACCAAGAGCTGGAAATAAAGCGTTCTAAGGAAGTAGGAGACGTTGAGGTTATAGTAAGTAACTACAAAAACAATGCGTTTCTGCCTAAGTCTTTAATTAAAGAAATAGAATACTTAAAACAAACAGACAAAGAGTTCTGGAAAATATATGGTTTAGGTGAATATGGAAATATAAGTGGTTTAATATACGAGAATGTCAAGTATGTTGATAGTATGCCAGACTGTAAGTTAGTGGCACATGGATTAGATTTTGGCTATTCAATAGATAGTTGTGCAGCTTTGTCAGTTTACCGAAAAGATGACGAACTGTATTTAAAAGAGTTAATCTATGAAAGAGAATTAACTAATCATGATATAGCAGAAAAGCTAATTCCTATTATTGGTAGGGAGGAGTTAATTTGTGATAGTGCAGAACCTAAGTCAATTGAGGAACTATATAGACTAGGACTAAACGCTAAACCAGCAGCTAAAGGAAGAGACAGTATTCTAAACGGAATAGACATTCTTAAACGCTATAAAATCAATGTTGTTAATAGTAGCAACCTTAGAAGAGAGTTTAGGATGTATAAATGGGCAACAGACAAAAACGGAAATAGTCTACAGAAACCAATAGGACAAGACCATTTAATGGATGCTTTGAGATACGTGGCATTAATACATTTAAAAGAAAATAATCGAGGATGGTATGCAATAAGATAATTTATTATATTTGAATGATAATTAATAAATAACTAACTCAATGCGTTAGATTAGCCAATGTTTATTAAATTACGTTTTGGAAATTGGGAGTGGTCGGCAAAAGAGCGTCACTCCCTTTTTATTTTACAGGAAGAAAATTAGCAAATGCTGAGCAAATGCTAAGCAAATGCTGAGCAAATGGGGTTCTATAAGATAAGATAAGATATTTATCTTATTATTGATTTATACTATTTCATAAACTAGCTAATTGAATATATTAGTTTTAAGACATTATAATTAGTCAATGTATATAAACATATATAAAAAGTATTTAAGTGTCTTAGAATTGATTTAAATACTATTCTCAGCCATTGTGAGTTGGTATTTTAATTGGTGTTTAGTTGTTTAGTATTTTAATTTAAATATTTATTTTAGTGTTTTGTTATTATTTAAAAATTTGTTATATATACAATTATGGAAATTACAATCCCTACAAAGTGGGAAGATGTTACAATAGGAAATTACATCAACCTAAGACCAGTATTAAACTCTAAACTAAACCCAATAGAAAGAGTAGTCAACATTCTAGCAGTCTTAACAGGACAGAAAAGAGATGTAATAAAGAATATTAGTTTAAAACAGTTTAAGTCTATTAAAAAGAAAATGAGTTTCTTAGAGACAGAACTTCCTAAACAACTAAAAGACAAAAGATTTAAGATTGGTGGTCAGTGGTATGAGTTTAAAGTAGATGCTAAGAAGTTATTATTTGGAGAGTATATTAACAGCATGGAAATTCTGCAAAATGCTAAGGATGATGAGGAAGCAATATTCAACAACTTGCATCATATACTAACCACTATTTGTAGACCAGTTAGAAAAACTTTGTTTGGGTGGAAACATATTGAGGTAGATAGTGAAATACTTAGAAAGACATCAGACAACTTTCTAAACAACATGCCAATGACAATAGCTTATCCAATAGGTGTTTTTTTTTATACTCACTCGGAGGACTTAACAAAAGCTATAAAAACTTGTTTGATGGAGGAAGCCGAGAAGATGACGAAGGAAGCAAGGGAGGAACTGGATTTGGTGAGCGTTGGGGATGGTGGCACACCTTAGACAATTTGACTAATAGTAGGATAGATAAATGGGATGAGATACTAAACTGGGATATAACTAAAGCTCTAAACATAGTAGCTTATTATAGTGATAAACAAAAAATGGAACAACAGGTCCAAAGAGAAATGAGACAAAAGTATAAACATAGATAATGGCAGACCAATTAGACATATTTGGTTTTGATGTTGACCAGTTAGAGGAAGTTAAAATAGACAATCCTACTACATTAAGTCAGGTGTTTAATAACATTGCTGCTGACATGGTTTATTGTTTACAGCAATCAGTCCAAAAAGAGGGGTTAGTCTATAAAGGTAGTTTGCAGAAGTCTATAAGAATGCCTGTTAAAATGTTTGGATTTAGAATGGTTGCTACATTATATCTAGCTGACTATTACGATTATCTTAATAAAGGTGTTAAAGGTATTGGAGGGACTCGTAAATATAAAAAAGGAGTAAAGCTAAATGTTCCAGAACCTTGGGTTATTAAAGCACCTAACAGCCCTTATGAATTTAAGAAAGGTCCTAGCGTTAGTCATGTTAGACAAT